GCGGTTCACGACCGCCAAGGCTCTCGGAGGGCAAGGATATGACCGCGATTAGTCCCGTTCGTAACAACTACGTTGCCGTGGCGGCCACCAGCAGCAGCACGTTCGGCACGGTGGGTGCCTACCTGCATAGCGTCATCGTCAACGTCCAGAGCAACACCGAAGCAACCTGCATCGTGAGCGACAACGGCGTTGCCCTTGTCAGCATCCCGGCAACGCAGGCCGCTGGCGTGTACGTGATCCCGCTGGAGGTTGGCACCAAGGGGCGCATCACCGCGACCTGCTCGGGCAACTCCAACTGCCGCGTCGTCGGCTTGTTCAGCGATTACGTATGAACCGCAAGCCCGGTTTGTACGCAAACATTTTGGCGAAACAAGAGCGCATCAAGGCTGGCTCGGGCGAGCGTATGCGTAAACCGGGGTCGCCCGGCGCACCGACCGCCAAGGCGTTCCGCGAATCGGCCAAGACGGCCAAGAAGGAAAACAAGTGAGCGCAGCGTGGCAGCGTAAGGAAGGGCAGAACGAAAAGGGCGGTCTAAACGCCAAGGGTCGCGCTTCCTACAAAGCCGAGACGGGTGGCACATTGAAGCCCCCGGTAAAGAAGGGTGACAACCCGCGCCGCGCCTCGTTCCTCGCCCGCATGGGCAATATGCCGGGGCCGATGGAAAAGAACGGTAAGCCCACGCGCCTTGCGCTTGCCCTCAAGGCTTGGGGTGCAGGCAGCAAAGCAGAAGCCAAGGCCAAGGCCAAGGCAATTAGCTCTCGGAATAAGAGCAAGGATTGATGGCAAAAAAGGGACGCAAATTAGCCGAACTTCTGTTGCAGCAGGTGGAAGCCGCTGCGGCGTTGGGCGTCCCGACTGTGCTGCAAGGTCGCAACATTGATGTCACCGCATTGCCCGAAGTGCCGAACCGCATCCCCGGCGAAGGCGGCATCAGCACCGTTCGCAGCATGGGCGTCAACATGGACGGGGCAGAGACATTGATTCCGACCGTCGTGGAAGGACAACTACCAGCGTCGGCGTCTGAAGCCGAGCGACGGGCAATAGAATACTATCGGCGTACTGGCCGACACTTGGGCAAGTATGTTTCACCAGCCGCGTCGGATGCAGCCGCTACGTTGCTGCATGAGCGCGAAGCATTAAGGACGGGACGCTAATGGACGTACTGGTACAGCCGGAACTTAACAAGTACCTCCGCATTATCGGGCAGTATGACAACGAATTTGCCAAGTGGGCGGCGCGAACCAAGAAGATCATCAAGCGTTACCGCGACGACACCCGTGGGCAGACGCTGACAGAAGCAGCCAAGTTCAACATCCTCTGGTCAAACGTGCAGACGCTCACGCCTGCCGTTTACGCCAAGCTCCCGAAGGCCGACATCAGCCGCCGCTTTGGTGACAACGACCCCGTAGGGCGTGTCGCCTCGCAGCTGTTAGAACGCGCCCTAGACTTTGAGATTGAGCATTACCCCGACTACCGCTCAACCATGTCCTATTGCGTGGACGACCGCTTTTTGGGTGGTCGCGGCACGGCATGGGTGCGTTATGAACCGCACACCGCACCGATTGGCATTGAGGACGATGGCGTGTCGGTAACCCCGAACATTGAGCAGGGTGAGGGTGCGCCGCCTGCGATGGAGCAGATTGAGTACGAGTGCGCTCCGGTGGATTACGTCCATTGGCGCGACTTTGGTCACAGCACCGCCCGCACATGGGAAGAAGTAGGACAGGTGTGGCGCTGGGTCTATATGACCCGCGAGGCGCTCGTAGAGCGTTTTGGCGAGGAAATGGCGGCCAAGATACCGCTTGACCAAGGCCCAGAGCCGCTGAACGCCTACAACGAAAACAAGCGCCTGTATAACCGCGCCAAGATTTGTGAACTTTGGGACAAGGAAACCCAGAAGGTTTATTGGTTCTCCAAGGGGATGCCGCAGATCATTGATGTGCGTGACGACCCGCTCGGCCTTGAGGGATTCTTCCCCTGCCCACGCCCGCTGTACGCCACGACGACCAGCGATACGCTCGTCCCGGTTCCCGATTTCGTGTTGTACCAAGATCAGGCGATGGAGTTGGACATTCTTTCCGACCGCATTGACGGCTTGGTGAAATCGCTGCGTGTGCGCGGCGTGTACGACGCCAGCCAGCCTGCGTTGCAACGCTTGATGACGGAGGGCGACAACAATGCGCTTATTCCAGTTGATAAGTGGATGGCTTTTAGCGAGAAAGGCGGCCTTAAAGGCAGCATTGACCTTCTCCCGCTGGACACGCTCGCCAACGCTCTCCTCCAATGCTACCGAGCCAGAGAGGACATCAAGAGCCAAATCTACGAAATCACGGGGATCGCGGATATTATTCGCGGCGTCTCGGCAGCGTCGGAAACCGCAACGGCGCAGCAAATCAAAGGACAGTATGCAGGATTAAGACTGCGCTCCATGCAGGAGGAGGTGGCGATGTTTGCCGCCGAACTCATCCGGCTGAAGGCGCAGGTCATGTGTATGCACTACCAGCCAGAGACAATTCTGGCCTACGCCGCCGCTAACCAAATGACGCCAGCGGATCAACAGTTGATCCCGCAGGCCATTGAACTGCTACGCAACAAGCCGCTGCGTAACTTCCGCGTGGACATTGCCTCTGACTCGCTTGTGATGCTGGACGAGAACCAGAACAAGCAGGATCGGCTGCAATTCCTACAGGCGTTCGGTGGGTTCCTCGCGCAGGCGCTCCCGGTTGGTCAGGCGTCACCCGAAATGGTGCCGATGATGATGGAGTTGCTGCGCTTTGGTATGCAGGCGTTTAAGGCTGCCCGCCCGATTGAGGGTCAGATTGACGCCACGTTGCAGCAGTTGCAGCAAGCCGCCATGCAACAGCAGCCTGATGGCGAGCAGCAGGGCAAACAAGCCGAGTTGCAGCAGAAGGGCCAGATGGAACAGGGGCGTATGCAGATGGAGGCGGCGCTACAGCAGGCCAAACTCCAGCAGCAGATGCAGATGGAGCAGCTCAAGAACCAGACCAAGATGGCGATGGAGCAGCAAAAGCAGCAGTTTGAGGCGCAGTTGGAGGCAATGAAGCTGCAAAGCCAGCAGGAAGCCGCCAAGTACAAGGCTGACATGGACGCCCAGACGCGCCTGATCATCGCGCAAATGAACAAGACCCTACCCCCAACCACGTTTAACCAATGAAACGCACCTACGTTTTTATTGATGGCGAGTTTGTAGAGCGTCGCAAGGACGAGAAGGGCCAATATCACTACATTCAGCCGGACATCCAGCCATACAAGAGCATGGTTGACGGCAGCATGATTACCTCACGCTCGCAGCACCGTCGCCATTTGAAGGCGCACGGCTGTGAGGAGGTGGGCAACGACGATCCCGCCAAACACATACGGCGGGAGAAGCCGAGCAATGAGCGCATGGAACGCCTCAAGTATGAGGTCAACAAGCGCATGACCAATGAACAGGCAGATCGGATCATCCGACAGCTGCGCCAAGAGTTGAACTTCACCAATCCCCACAGGAGAGGCTAATGGACGTTGAGAATCAGGAAGCCCCACAGGCTGAAACGATTGACCGCAGGGCGTTGCTAGAGGAGCAGTTAGAGGCTGCCGAGCGTGGCGAGCCGATTGAGGCTAAAACACGCGACGAATCAGGCCGATTCGCTAAACCCGAACCACAACCCGAGGTTGAGGAAGAAGAACCGCCTGTGTGGCGTCGTCCTCCCGCGTCGTGGAAGAAGGATTATCACGAGATTTGGCAGAAAGCCGATCCGAAGATGCAGGAATACGCATGGCAGCGTGAGGAGCAGATGCGAGCGGGCGTGGAACCGCTGCTCTCCAAGGCGCAGTTTGCCGATGCGATGCAGGAAGCCATTAGCCCGTACATGACGACCATTCAAGGGCTGGGTTTGACGCCTGATAAGGCGGTTGGCGCGTTGATGGAGGCAGATCACAAGCTGCGTACCAGCGACCCGCAGACCAAAATGCAGTATTTCATGCAGTTGGCGCAGAGCTACGGTATCAACCTCGGCGCAATGCAGCCGCAGGCACCGGGCGCAGCGCCGATGCAGCCCAGCAGCGTTGATCCGCTGGTATGGCAGTTACAGAACGAGCTAAACCAAGTCCGTGGCGAGGTCATGGGCTGGAAGCAGCAGCAGGAAATGATGGAAAATCAGACCTTGCTGAACGAAATCAACCAGTTTAGTTTGAAGGCCGAGCATTTTGAGGATGTCCGACCCACGATGATCCAGCTCCTACAGAGCGGGGTCGCGCAGACGTTGGACGAAGCATATGACAAGGCCATCCGGCTTGACCCGAACCTCTTTGAGCAGACTTTGAAGGCCAAACAGGCCGAAGAAGCTGCCAAGCAGGCGAAGGAAGCCAATCGGGTAGCGAAATCTGCCCGCGCAGCAGCGGTGAGTGTCAGAAGTGCCACACCCGGCGCAAACACGGCTCCCAAGGCAGCAAACCGTCGCGCACTCTTGGAGGAGGCTTTCTCCGAAACAGAGACGCGTTTGTAATTAACTGATGAAGGAGTAATCAAATGGCATTTGCCAACTCAAGCATCAGCGACATCATTGCTACCACAATCCAGAGCCGTAGCGGTGAACTCGCTGACAACGTGACGAACAACAACGCGTTGCTTCGTCGTCTTAAGGAGCGTGGGAACGTCAAAACGTTCTCGGGCGGTAACGTGATTTTGCAGGAAATCATGTACACCGATCCGACCACGAACAACACGAACAGCTACTCGGGTTACGAAGTGCTGAACGTGGGTCAGAACAGCCCGATCAGCTCGGCGCAGTTCTCCATCACGCAGTACGCTTCTGCGGTGACCATCTCGGGTCTGGAGATGATCCAGAACTCGGGTAAGGAGGCCATCATTGACCTTCTTGACGGTCGCATGGAAGTGGCCGAAGCCCAGCTGGCTAACCGCATCAGCGGTGACCTGTATGGCGACGGCACCGGCAACGCGGGTAAGAACCTCACGGGTCTTGCTGCTGCTGTGCCGGATGACCCGACTGTTGGCACCTACGGTGGCATCAACCGCGCCGTGTGGACGTTCTGGCAGAGCAAGAAGTTCTCGGCTTCCGCTGATGGCGGTGGTGCGGGCGCTGTCTCCAGCACGACCATCCAAGGCTACATGGACGCGCTTGCTGTGCAGCTCGTTCGTGGCACCGACAAGCCTGACCTGATCGTGGCCGACAACAACTACTATCGTTTCTACCTGCAGTCGCTCCAAGCGATTCAGCGTATTACCGAGAGTGGTTCGGGCATGGCGGGCGCGGGTTTCGCGTCGTTGAAGTACTACGGTGCCGGTATGGCGTCTGACGTTGTGTTGGACGGTGGTATCGGTTCCAGCACGTACAACAGCGGCTCGGGCAACGCGAACCATATGTGGTTCCTCAACACCAAGTACCTGATGTTCCGTCCCCACAAAGATCGTAACTTCGTTCCGATTGGTGGTGAGCGTCAGGCCGTCAACCAAGACGCCATTGTTAAACTGATTGGCTGGGCCGGTAACCTCACCTGCTCGGGCAGCCAGTTCCAAGGCGTGTTGATCGCTTAAGGAGGGCGCAAAAATGTCTATCTCTACTAGTGCATTGATCGGTGTTGCACTTGACTACACCGACTCCACGCCCTCGTTTGCAACTGGCACCACGGTCAACTTGAACGATGGTGGTCAGGCTGTGTACGTGCAGGCGGCTTCCACGGTGTCTACTTACATGGCGGTTTCCGTCCGTGTAGACAACACCGTTGTGCCGCTCACCACGACCAACTCGGCAAACAGCAAGGCCATTGGCTTTGCTCAAGCGTCCATTGCCTCGGCCTATTACGGCTGGGTGCAGTTGGGCGGCAAGCCGCGTGTAAACGTGTTGGTTGGCTGTCAGCCCAACGTCCCGCTCTTTACCACCGCAACGGCTGGCTCGCTTGACGACGCCACCGTGACGGCTGGTTTGGTCGCGGGTCTTGTGGCGACCACCTCGGCTGCTTCGGCTTCGGCTCCGACTTGCGTTGCGGGTTACCCGCACGTGCTGACGGGTTTGAACGCCTAATGCAGCCTCTGGAGATTACGGTGCAGGCGGCGGGGACGGCGGAGGAGCTTTGCTCCAACATCCGCTCTGCTCTTGCCCGTAATCTTCCAGAACTGACCCCCACTCCCATTAAGCACGATGGAACATTCGTGTGCGTGGCGAGTGGGTGGTCTATGCCTGATTACATTGACGAAATCAAAGCGCACCGCCGCGCAGGCCGCCCGATTGTGGCAATCAAGGCCGCGCACGACTTCCTTTGTGAGAACGGTGTGCAACCGGATATGTGGGTCAACCTTGACCCGCGTGACCGCACCAGCGGCATCCAGAAGGCCAACGACCGTACCGTGTACCTCGTCGCTTCACGCTGCCCACCGGTCACGTTTGATTACCTGCAAGGCAAAAACGTATGGCTGTGGCATTCATGGGCAGACGGCCCCGAAATGCAGGCGATTGGCCCGAACAAGCTCGCCGTGGGTGGCGGGACAACCTCGGGGCTGCGAGCCATCAACATTGGCTATCTGCTCGGGTTCCGCAACTTTGTGCTGTACGGGTACGACAGCTGCAACCGCGCCGATGGGCTGAAGCGGTTTACCGGGGAATACACCGGGCCATCTATTGACGTTTTCGTAGGTGGCCCGACTGGCAAAAAGTTCAACTGCAATATGGCAATGGCCCAGCAGGCCAACGAATTCCAGAAACTGTTTGAGGTGATGGGCGACATCAACGTGGACGCCCGTGGCCCCGGCCTGATCGCAGAAATCATGCGAGTCAGGAATCAAAAGGACGAGGCAGCCTAGTGGCGATCCCCTCCCGCGTGTTGGGGTCGGGCGTTAACTCGCTATCAACCCTTTGCATCTGCGGCGACGGTAATGCCTCGGCAGCAGCCGCTGGCACCTCGGCTGGCAATGCCACGCAGATCAGCTACGTCTACACCAACGTCACCACGACGGGCGCAGGTGCGGGCGTCAAACTGCCGCAGGCTGAAATGGGCGCGACCATCATCGTTAAGAACAGCGGCGCAAACCCGCTGACGGTCTACCCCTACGATGCCAGCAGCAGCATCAATAACGTCGGCTACGGCACTATCAACCCTGACTGCTCGGCCATGTTTTTTGCCGTTAGCAACACGCTATGGGAGGAATTGCAGGGTTTTGGCCGCTCGGTTCCCATCCTGCATTACGGTGCGTTTTCGGACACTACATTGCAGACGGCGGCATCTATCAACACCGCTTACGCGATGACGTTTAACACAACAGATGCGGCAAACGGCGTCAGCATTGGCTCGCCTACCTCTCGCATCGTGGTGGCTAATCAGGGCGTCTACAACGTCCAGTTTTCGGCGCAATTAGATGAAACCTCGGGCGGCACCGCCAACATCTACATCTGGCTACGCAAAAACGGCACCAACGTAGCTAACACGGCCAGCACGGTCGCCCTTCAAGGTACGTCTGCCAGAACTGTCGCAGCGTGGAATTTCATTATTCAACTTGAGCCTACCAACTACGTTGAGTTGATGTGGGCAACCGATACCACAAACGCTAGAATTCTTGCAGCCAGCGCCACAAGCGTATGGCCTGCGATTCCCTCGGTCATTTGTACCGTAACACAGGTCAACAACCTGTAATCCCCACAGGAGCAAGGACAATGCCATTAGATAGCGACATCAACAACGCTGACGCCCAACTCCACGTTGAGTTTTATACCCGCGATGAAGGCCCGAACGCAGGCAAGACCTACGTGCGGATCATGGCCCCCGGTGATAAAACAAATATTCTGGATCAGCCGTTGCGCGACGACCACAAAGAGCGTTTTCCCCGCCAATGGCTGTACTACCAGATGCAGCAAAACGAGGGCGCGGCATCGCAGATTGGCACCCCGCTATCGCAATGGAACAAAGACGCTCCTGATGAAATTAACCGCGACCAGATCGCAGAGTTGAACATCCTCAAATTTGTCACGGTGGAGCAGCTTGCCCTCGCCTCGGACGCCCAACTACAGCGCGTCGGCATGGGTGGCATTGGCTTGCGCGACCGTGCGCGTTTGTATCTGAACCGCAAGAACCGCACCGAAGCGAGCGCGGAGCTTGAGGACACCAAGAAGCAGCTTGCGGAACTGCAAGCGCAAATGGCGGCATTGCTTAACGACGAACCGAAGCGTCGTGGCAGACCGCCTAAATTAGCGGAGGCATAGCATGGGCAGCACGATGGTGGAACTCATACAGGAATGCACCAACGAGTTAGGCATTCCGACCCCCTCAACTGTCGCTGGCAATAACAGCCAAGACGTTGTGCAGCTGCTCGCGTTGATGAACGCCTGCGGCTATGAGTTGCTCCGTCGTGCTGACTGGCGAGAACTGACGCGCCAATACACGTTTTACACCGAGGCCACGACCGCTACAGGTTCGTGGGTCAACGGTGTAGCGGCAATCACCGGCCTTGCGTCAACGACGGGGCTGGATACGACGTATCAGGTGCAGGGCGATGGCATCCCGAACGCCACGTACATCACCAGCGTTGGCCCGACCAGCGTCACGCTCAACTACGAAGTTACCTCCACGCAGGTCAACGCGCAGGTCATCTTCCAAAAGGTGAAGTACGGCTTACCGGCTGACTATTACAGCACGGTCAACCGCACCCATTGGGACAAGAGCAAGCGTTGGGAAATGCTTGGCCCCGAGTCACCGCAGCAATGGGAATGGCTGCTCTCGGGTTACATCAGCACCGGCCCGCGTATCCGCTGGCGTTTGCTTGGCAAATACTTCCAGATTTGGCCGGGTATGAACGCTGGCGAGTTGCTCGGCTTTGAGTACCGCAGCAAAGGTTGGGCAGAGGCGGCAGACGGTACGCCCAAAAACAGCTTTACCGCTGACGACGACACTTGCGTATATCCCGACCGCCTCATGGTGCTAGGCACCAAGCTCAAGTATTTTGAGGCAAAGGGCTTTGACACGACCGCGCTCTACCGCGACTACCTCCTAGAGTTTGAGACGGCGGTGGCGCAGGATGTGGCAGCAGCCAACCTGTCGTTTGCCCCGCGTCCGGGTACGGTGTTGATCGGCTACGACAACATCCCTGACAGCGGCTACGGCACGGACAGCCAGTAATGGCGTCGCCTACTCGCAGACGGCTAATCCAGAGGACGACAAACAACGTCGCCTCTCTGCCCGCCCCTGTCGGTGGGTGGAACGCCCGCGACTCGCTCGCCAACATGGCACCGACCGATGCGGTTACGTTAGACAACCTGTTCCCCGGCGTTTCTAGCGTGTCTATCCGTGGTGGCTATACCAAACACGCCACCGGCATGACAGGGCAGGTGGAAAGCCTACTCGTCTACAACGCCGGAACGGTGGACAAAATGTTTGCTGTCGTTGGCGGCAACATTTACGACGTCACCTCGGCTGGCGCTGTCGGCGCTGCCAAGGTCACAGGGTTGAGCAACAGCCGATGGGAAGCCACCAACATCACGACCGCTGGCGGCGGTTATATGTACGCCGCAAACGGCGTGGACAAGCCTCGGCTTTTTGACGGCACAACGTGGACGGCGATTGACGGAACCTCAACGCCAGCCATCACAGGCGTCACCACGACCACTCTTTTTGCACCCACCCTGTTCAAAAACAGGATGTGGTTTATCCAAAAGGATTCGCTCAAGGCGTGGTATCTGCCAACTGCCTCGGTTGGGGGCGCGGCTAACGTTTTAGACCTGTCCTCGGTCGCGCATTTGGGCGGCACCATCGTGGCAATGGCGTCGTGGACGATTGACGCGGGTTACGGCGTTGACGACAACCTTGTTTTTGTCACCGATCAGGGCGAAGTCATCGTTTATCGCGGTACAGACCCCTCCAGCGCCTCCACATGGGCGCTTATTGGCGTCTGGATTATCGGTTCGCCCATTTCTCGCCGTTGTGTGCAGAAATACGGTGGTGATTTGCTGATTTTGACGCTAGACGGGCTGATCCCCTTTGCCTCGGCGCTGCAATCGTCGCGCCTTGACCCGCAAGTAGCCCTCTCGGACAAGATACAGGGCGCTTTTGCGGCGGCAGCGCGTCAATACAAGAACACGTTTGGGTGGGGATTGCTCTATAACCCGCTCAACAACGCTTTGATGGTCAACGTGCCGGTGTCGGTCGGCGCACAAGAGCAGTTTGTGATGAACAACATCACAAAAGCGTGGTGCCGGTTCACCGGCTGGAACGCTAACTGCTTTGCGCTGCTTAACGATAGGCCGTATTTTGGCGGTGATGGGTATGTAGCCGAGTGCTGGACGACCGGATCGGGCAATACTGGCTATAACGACAACGGGTTAGATATCAACACCCGTGCGCTGCAAGCGTTTAACTACTTTGAGACGCGAGGCGTCATCAAGTATTTCACCCGCGCTCGCCCAACCATCTACAGCAACGGTCAGCCGACCATCAATATCGGCATGAACGTGGATTTCCAGACCAATGCCGACCTTGGTGCGCTGTCGTTCATCGCCACGCAGTACGGTCTGTGGGATGTTGGTTTGTGGAATCAGGCGGTTTGGGGTGCTGACTTGATTATTACTAACAACTTTGTGGGCATCCAAGGTATCGGCTACTGCGGCGGTCTGGTTTTCAACAGCGCAAGCCGCAACGTGACCTTGGAATGGGCGTCAACCGATGTGGTGTACCAACTCGGATGGGCTGGCGCATCGTAAGCGGCCCCCACGTTGGGGCATGGGTCACGGCGCAGACCGAAGGGGCGTTTGACCCTACTCGGTCGGTCGCCATAGGGCTTGAGCGTGACGGCAAACTAGTTGCCGGGACGGTTTACGAGAATTGGAACGGGCGATCCGTCGTTTGCCACATCGCGTGGGAACGGGTCACCCCGACATATATGGCGGCTGTGTATGACTATGCATACAACGTCGCAGGAGTTGATAAGATAATAGGGCCAATCAGCAGCAACCATACCCGGGCGCTCGCATTGGTCAGCAAGATGGGGTTTTCGGAAGAAGCGCGAATTAAAGATGCCGCGCACGATTCTGGAGACATTGTTTTGATGACGCAGACACCTGACAAGTGTCGTTTCTTGGAGCCGAGGTATGGGCAAAAAATCACCAGCACCGCCACCAGCGCCTGACTACACCACCCTTGCTATCAAGCAGGGTGAGGCTAACTTGGCCGCCGCCAAGCAGTCGGCGTATATGTCCAATCCGAACATCTACACGCCCACGGGTACGCAGACCGTATCGTGGACGAAAACGCCCACCGTAGATACGGACGCCTACAACAAGGCAATGGAGGCGTATCAGCAGCGATTGTTTAGCAATCCAGAGCTTGCTGGTGAGGCGCCGAGCCAAGAGCAATTTACGACCTACATTGAGCAGCCGACTGTTCGCCAAACCATCAACCCAAACGCCGAAGCAGCGTTGCGGCAGCAGGAATTGGCACAGCTGTATATGTCGCAGGCTGCATCAGGCGCAGCAAGCGGCCTTGGAAACCTTGGCATTGCCTCTGCGTTTCGGCCAAGCGGTGTCCCCGACCTTGTGTATGGAGCTATCGGCCCGTACGACAACATCGTTACTCCAAGCAGCTACATGGGGTATCAAGAGACGCCGGGATATACCGATGTCAGCTACGCCAACGCGGGATTGGCTGGTGCGCCAACTGGCGCATATACCCCGATGGCGGGCTACAACGTAGAAGCGTTGCCGGGGCAAGTTACCGCGGGCCAGCAAGCGCAAGGATTGGCTGGCATTACGGGCGCAAATCAGCCCCGCGATTCACAGTATTACGGCGTTGCCCAAGGCGGCCGCCCTGTTCCAACCAATCTTGGGCAGTTAGACGCCTCACAGTTTTACGCGCAGTCAGCCCCCGGCGGGCAGGCTTTTGGCACCGCAGGCGCAGGCCCACAAGGCGGCTTGTTTGGTCTTGCTGGTGGCGGCCCTGCCGGTGTGCAACTTGGCGGCTTGGATACCAGCGGTGTTCAAGGCGTCCAAGGCGGCATTGGCCAGTTTGGTCAGGCACAGGGCGGCACGGTTGCAGGCCCGCAGTTGCAGGGCTTGGACTTGTCAGGGATTGGCGGCCCAACGGGCGGCCCGCAAGCTGGGCAGTTTGGCTACGCGCAACAGTTTGTCCAAGGCCCGCAGCTCCAAAGCCAGATTGACGTTTCCAACATTGCACAAGGCCCGATTAACGCAGGCATGACGGCGCAGCAGGCGATCCTGTCGCGCTTGTCGCCGCAGTTGCAGGGCGAGCGTCAGCAGCTTCAGACGCAACTAATTAACCAAGGCTTGCGACCGGGTGGTGAGGCGTATAACGCAGCCATGTCGGCGCAGATGCAGAAGGAAAACGACCTTTTGCTGCAAGCCGCCGCGCAGGGCATCAGTCTTGACCAAGCCGCTCGCCAGCAACAGTTTGCCGAGCAGCAGTCACGCGCCATGTTTGCCAACCAAGCCGCTTTGTCGGGCTTTGGCGCAGGCATGGAGCAAGCGGGGCTGTACAACGTCGGCCTTGGTCAGAATTTCCAGCAGGCTTTGGCAGCGCAAGCAGCGCAGAATCAAGCGCAGCAACAGGCGTTCCAGCAGCGTCTTGCCGGTGCCGAGTTTGGCCAAGAGACAGAATTGGCTCGTTTTGGCGCAGGTATGCAGAGCGAAGAAGCCCGCAACCGCGCTATTGCACAGAACACGCAACAAGCCTTGGCAAGCGGTCAGTTTGCCAACGAAGCGCAGGCGCAGCAGTTTGCACAGCGCCTCGCCGCAGGCGAGTTTGGCCGAGAGGCACAGCTGGCATCGTTCCAGACGGGGCAGCAGGCGCAGCAGGCGATCAATCAAGCTATCGCGCAGAACTTTGCACAAGCGCAAGCCGCACAGCAGATGCAGAATCAGGCTGTTGGGCAGAACTTTGAGCAAGCTCTGGCCGCTCAACAGGCGCAAAACGCTGCTATCGCGCAGAACTACCAGCAGGCGCTTGGCGCAGGGCAGTTTAACCGCGAGGCGTTGTTGCAGCAGTTTGGCATGGGCCAGCAAGCGCAGCAGTTGACCAACGAAGCCATCGCGCAAAATTACGAGCGCGACCTTGCGCTGCAAGCCGCGCAAAATCAGGCGTTGCAGCAAGTCTTTGGTCAGCAGGTCACGCAGGCCGAGCTTGCCAACGCTGCCGCAGGGCAAAACTTCCAACAACAGCTTGCCGCACAGCAAGCCAACCTCGCACGACAGGCTCAACAGGCCGGTCAGTCGCAGGGCGCTGCCGCGTTCTACAACCAAGCGCAAGCGCAGGCCATGCAGCAGGAATTGGCTCGCCAGCAGGCGCAGAACGCCGTGCAGGGGCAGCAGTTCCAGCAAGTTGTGCAGCAGCAGGAATCGCGCAACGCGGCCCTCGCGCAGCGATTCCAACAGGACTTGGCGCGTATACAAGCGCAGAACGCCGCGCAGCAGCAGCAGTACAACCAAGCGTTTGCACAAGCGCAGTTCCGCAACACGGCGGCACAGCAGGCGTTGGCACAGCAGGCGGCTATTCGCTCCTTGCCGGTCAACGAAATCAGCGCGTTGTTGTCAGGCGGTCAGGTCAATATCCCGCAGTTCCAAGGCTACAGCGGCGTCACCGTTGCCCCACCGCCGGTATTCCAAGCCGGTCAGGCAGCGGGCGATTTCGCGCAGCGTAACTATCAGAATCAAGTTGGCGCGTACAACGCAGGTATGGGAATGCTTGGGCAACTTGCTGGCGCAGCAGGCACAGCCATTGGTGGCGCAGGCAGTATCCCCGGCTTGTTTGGAATGTCAGATCGCCGCTTGAAGTCCAACATCGTGCGCGTTGGTACGCATCCGCTTGGTATAAGCATTTACGAATACGACATCTTTGGCGAGCGTCAACGCGGCGTCATGGCAGACGAGTTAGAAGCTGTGCTGCCAGAAGCGGTCGCCATCCACCCATCTGGTTACAAGATGGTCAATTACGGAATGTTGTGAGGGCTAACGCATGAACGGATTTTCACCAGATCGTAGACCGCAGCAGTTAGCCCAGATGCTTGCTGCCCAAGAGCGCAACACCTCGCTTTACTCGCCGCCGGGACAGCGCGACATGGCAATGCGTCAGGTGCCGGGGCTTGGCTACTCGCAGCCCACGCCAAACGCCGCACCGGGTGTGCCGCCGCAGGCGATGAACTTTAGCGGCCCCGTGACGACGCCGCAGCCGGGATTGACTGGCTCACGCGGCATCATGGGTGGCATGGGTCGCCCGATGGGTAGCAGAATGTCGCCGCAGATTGGCGGTCAGATGCAGCGCCCACGCGGCCCCGGCGCACAGGGTTACCCACGCTCCCCGGGCTTAACGACCCCGCAGGGAGGTGGCTACAGAGGGGATTTTGACTATGGCCAAGAGTGATCGCACCCGATACGTCAGCACGTTTCGCGCTCCGACCGAGTACGAGCGCCAGTTAGAGGAAGCTCGTCGCCGCGCTGCCCTCGCTGAAGCCCTCGCACAGCAGGAATATCAGCCGATGGAAGGGACGGCTGCGCCGATCCCGAAGGCTGCGCCGCTTGTTAAGGCATTGCAGGGCTATCTGACCGCCCGCGAAGGTCGCAAAGCGCGTGAGGCTGCCGAAGAAGCAAAGGGCATGGAAGCAGATTACGCCGAGCGTATGCTTGGTCGTATGCAGGGCGGGTACACGTACCAGCCAAACACCGCTCTTGAGCAGCAGATGGCAAAGCGCCCCGAGGAAACGCTGGATCAATACAATCAGCGCATCGCTGCTACGCCGTTTACCGCTCCTGCCGCAGCCGTTCCCGATCAGACCGAGTTGGGCGAAGTTACGCGTCAATCGCAGTATCGCCGCGCACCAGAAGAAGTACTGGGCATGGCGTCTACTAGCCTTGGCACGGCGGCGCTTAAAGATCGCCCGGTCATGGCGCAGCGTCTTGCAAAGATGCTGGAAGGGCCGAAACCAAGTGAGTTTGAGTTTAAAGAAACAAATCAAGGAATAATGCGGATTAACAAGGCAACTGGAGAGCCAGCGCCTGTTGTGTATCAGGGCAAAACCCTAATGCCGCGTGATCCTTATTCGTTAGGCATGACGCCCGCACAGCAAAAGCAGTATGAACTTGATTTGGCGAAATTTGGTGTTGAAGTAGCAAACGCTAACTTGGCTCGTAGCAGAGCCGCTGACGAAGGAGTTGATGTTAGCCGCGTCAATATCCCTAACGTCATTGCCCCAGCAAGAACTGGAACTCCGGCAGCTGGTCAGCCGCCTGTGGTTACGCCAACCGCAACGCCAAGGGCAACTGCTCAACCTGTTGTTGCGCCGCCTGCTCCAAAGGCTGAAGCAGTCGCGCCTCCGGTTGGTGAAAAGCGGCGCGTTCCGCTTATTGAAAGCCCGCAATTGGGCGGTAAGCAAAAGCGCGATTTGTTGTTGTTAGAGCCGCAGTCAAGAGCGCGAACGTCGTCCACTCAATCCGAAATTCAAGCGTTGGTGGATTTGGCTAATGACCTTAAAAAACACCCCGGTTTGAAAGAAATTACCGGAAAGTTAGGTCAATACGAAGTTACTGACTTGAGTCCGTTGGCGCGAGAAGCTCGCGGCATTTATACAACTTTGCGCGACCGAAGCGCGTTGTTAAAAACGGCTATGGTTAGAGAAGCCAATACGACTGGCGGCGCGTTTGGCAACATGACCGAGCAAGAGTGGCCACGATTGGAGTCTGCGTTTGGAAATATTAGCAACGCACAGGATGCTAACGGGTTAATAGAGTCTTTGGATAATTACATTAACAATGTCAGCAGAATGGGCAGAGACAATCTTGGCATTTACGAGAACACCTACGGCAAGTTGGATTGGGAGCCGATCCCATACACGCCGTTAAGTAAAAAATACGAAAAGGGGAAGGCTGGCCCAAGCAGCAGGGGCCGAGGCGGCCAATGGGGTCGCGCAACTGTGGTGGGACAGTAATGCCTATTTATCAAATGAAAGCGCCAGATGGGCGCACATACAGGATAGAAGGGCCACCGGGCGCCTCTGATGATGAGGTTAGAGACGCTATTGTGGCTCAAAATCCACATTTGGCTGAACCCGAAGAACAGTCTTGGACAACCGCTTTTCAGCGTGGCCTTGCTCGCCTCCCCAATCAAGCAATGGAGGCTGCAACAACGGTTGGCGGCGCAATAAAGGATGTTGTAACCAGCCCTATAGAAACTGCTGGCAAAGTTGGTCAGTTTTTAGGCGACATCGCGCCGACGCCTGTCAATATGTTGCGCGGGCAAAGCCCCCTAACGGACGTAAAAACTTACGAGGCAATTGCAAACGTTCCGGCAGAGCGTTATGGCTCTCAAGCGCGAACTAAAGAAACCATTGCGACTGATCCGCTTGGCGTGATGATGGATGTTTCGCTTGTTGGGCGAGGCGCGGGAACTGCTTTGAAGCAAGTTCCAAAAGCCAAGAAATTAGGAGAGGCATTAGAGCGTGGAGCAGAGGCTTTTGACCCGCTCACAATGGCAAGCCGCGTTGTCACGAAGGTTCCGCGAGAGGTTGGAAAGTTTCGGTTTGGCGCTCCCGACATAGACGAATTGCGTTCTGCAAAAAATGCAGCGTATGCAGAGTCGGAGCAGGCTGGCGCAATTTTTGACCCAATTGCGCTTCAAAAGTTTTCGGCTGATGCCAAAACGGTCAAATTTAATCCAAAAAACAATCCTAAAATTGCCAATCTTATTGAAGATATTGATGAAACCGTCAAATCGCCGCAGTCTTTGCGGCAGGTAGACGAGCTTCGTCAACGAATCAAGGATGTTGAGGCTACATTAGAGCCTTCAGACCGTTATCTAGCCGGGCAATTGCGCGAAAAACTAGACGATTTTGTTGACGATTCGCTGCAAGACCCAAAGAACTTTATTGCTGGAAAACCAGATATAGCCATTCCTGCGCTTCAAAACGCACGGAAATTGAACTCCCAGATGCGTAAAGCGGAAACGCTGGAGCGACTGCTTTCCATTGCTGATGCCCGCGCTTCTGGATACACGGCTTCTGGTCTTGAAAACGCTATTCGCGCACAAGTGCGAGAGTTTGTGAAAGACCCAAAAGCCAAAAAGCTGCGTGGCTTTACAAAAGAAGAAATTGATTCGCTGCGAGACGTTGCTGAAGGCGGCTCAATTACAAACTTTATGCGCTGGGCGGGGCGATTTGCTCCAACTGGCCCGGTTTCCGTATTGCCATCTGGCATCGCTGGCGGCATTGACCCTGTAACCGGAATAATGATTGCTGGCGGTGGCGTAACTGGCCGAGTCGGCGCTACAGGCGGCACTAAATATGCCGTTCAGCAAGCGGGCCAGTTAATTCGCGGTGGAAAATCAACGGCAAGCCAACTAGCAAACTTGTTGCAGAAATACGGCGACAAATTAAGCGCAACCGATCCCTCGCTTGCGTTCGCTGTTGATATGGCTCGCCGCGCAACAGCGGCAGGCTCAAAAATTGACCCATACTATGCGCGGCAGTTGGCGGCTCAACTTGCGCGAATGGAAGAGGAGGAATCCAAGTGAGTTTCAACGGCAGCGGTACATTTCTCATCAACTCTACGGGGCAGCCCGTAGTCGCCAACACCGTCATTTCGGCCACGGTCTTTAACGCCCTGACGGCTGACCTTGCCTCCGGCCTGACGAACTGCATTACCAAAGACGGCCAGAGTACGCCGACCGCCAACATCCCGATGGGGTCTAACAAGATCACGGGATTGGCAAACGGTACGCTTGCCTCTGACGCTGCCAACTTGGGGCAGGTGCAGACCACCGCTGCCAAGCTGATCGGCACCATCGCAGGTGTGGACACCATCACGGGCATCATGTCGCCCACGCTGACCGCCTACGCTGCCGGTCAGTTGTTTTACTTCATCGCCTCGGGTGCCAACACGGGCGCTGTGACGCTTAACATTGACGGCCTTGGTGCCAAGGCGATCACCCGAGACGGTAGCACCGCCCTTGCCGCTGGCGACATCAACTCGGGCGAAATTGTCGTTGTCATTTACGACGGCACCCGCTTCCAGATGATCAACGCCGCCAACTCGTTCGGCAACACAACGATCAACGGCACCCTCACCGTCACCGGCAAGAGCAACCTTGCGGAAGTCTCCACGCCGTCCATTAACGCCTCTGTTGCTGCCGTTACGGCGCTCACCGCTACGGGCGCGTCCATTGCCTCTGCGAACGCAGGATCGGCGTTTGTCACCAACCTTCACGCCACGGGCGCATCAGCCGCCAGCATGAACGCAGGCGTTGCCCTGCTGACCAATGCCACGGTCACCAACTTGCAGGCCACCGGGGCGTCTATCGCCTCGGCCAATATCGGCAACCTCTCGCTCGCAGGTGTATCGGTCGCCTCGGCTAACTTTGGCGTGGCGGTTGTCGGTGCGCTGACAGCCACAGGCGCATCTATCGCGTCGGCTAATGTCGGCACCGCCCTTGTCACCCGCCTTGACGCAACGGGTGTCTCGGCTGCCTCCATGAACGCCAACGTGGCGCTCCTGACTACGGCTACCGTCACCAATTTGACGGCTACTAGCGCGTCCATTGCATCAGCCAACGTCGGCACCATCGCGCTGACCCGCCTTGATGTAAATGCAGCCTCGGTCGCCTCGGCTAATGCTGCGGTCGCTAACGTCACCGACCTGCGCGTTGCAGGGGCGTCGGTCACCTCGGCCAATATCGGGACTGCACTTGTTACTCGGTTGGATGTTACGGGTGCGTCTGCGGCGTCTATAAACGCCAACGTCGCCCTGATTACGACCGGCACGGTGACTAACCTTACCTCCACGGCAGCCTCTATTGCCTCCGCAAACGTCGGCACCGCCGTCATCACGACGGGAACGGTGACTAACCTGACGGCAACCAGCGCCTCTGTGGCGTCGGCTAATGCAGGCACGGCAGTCATTACGACCCTGACGGCCACACAGGCGTCGGTCGGGTCTATTAACGCAGCGGTCGCCCTTGTCACTAACGGCACCGTCACGACCCTCTCGGGTACGCAGGCGTCCATTACTTCCATCAACCACTCGGTTGTGCGTCTCCTTGGCAGTAGCTCTGGCTATGTTGGATTGCAGGGTGCAGCGGCGGCAGGTTCTACGACCTACACGCTGCCCTCGGCAGATGGCACTAACGGGCAGGTTCTTTCCACCAACGGCACCGGCACGTTGTCGTGGACAAGCGCAGGCGGTGGCGGTACTGGCGATGTGGTTGGCCCCGCGTCGGCTACCGATAACGCCATCACGCGCTTTGACCTGACAACCGGCAAGCTGATCCAGAACAGTACCGTCATTCTGGACGATGCTGGCACTATCACGGGCGTTGCTTCGCTTGCAGCGGTAACGGCCAGCATCACCTCGGCTAATGTTGGAACGGCGGTTATCACCGCGCTGACTGCCACGGGAGCCTCGGTCGCTTCTGCCAATGTCGGCACCGCAGTCATCACAACGGGAACTGTCACTAGTTTGACGGCTACCGGAGCGTCGGTTGCCAGCGCCAACGTAGGCACAGCGGTTATCACCACCGGCACCGTTACCAACTTGACCGCGACAAGCGCCTCGGTCGCGTCTATGAACGCGGGCGTCGCGTTACTTACAACGGCCACGGTTACCACGCTTACGGCAACGGGTGCGTCGGTGGCGTCGGCAAACGTGGGGACGCTGACGGTTACAAACGCCAGCGCCACCTCGGCCAACGTCGTGACTTTAACGGCTACCAACGTCAGCGCAACGTCTATCAACGACCAGTACGGCTACATCCGTGACGTACCGCAGTCAGGCTCTAACAAAACGGCTGCATACACGCTCTCGGCAGGTGACACCGGACGATTCATTGGTGTTGGCACTAGCGGCTCCATCGTGATCCCGAACGCTGTTATGGCAACGGGCGACGTTGTGACGCTTTACAACGCTACTACGGGCAACGTCACGGTTGAATGCAGCATCAGCATCGCCTACATCGCAGGCACCAACACGGACAAGGCCAGCGTGACGCTTGCGACGAGGGGCGTGGCAACGGTACTGTTCTTGGATAGTAATAACTGCGTGATCACGGGGAACGTCAGCTAATGACTATCATGCAAATGCTGCTTGGGGCGGTGTCACAAGCTGCTGGCGTTGTCGCTCGCGGCTTGTTTGGCGGTGGGTTTACAGATGCAGCGCGTTCTAATGTTATAGATTCAATTCAAATTGACACAGCAGGCAACGCCACGGATTTTGGTGATTTGTCAGCAGCAACTTTTATTCTAGGCAGTTGCGCTTCTAGCACTCGCGGATTGTTTGCCGGTGGCAATAGGGCTGGAAGCCCTAGCACTATTAACGTCATTGAATATGTAACTATTGCAACGGCTGGCAACGCCATTGACTTTGGCGACCTTACTGTTGCATTGCAATACATTTCTGGTTGTTCATCAGAAACTCGCGGTATTTTTGGTGGTGGAAACGGCAGTTTTGGAAATACAATAAATTACGTTACTATTGCTACAACTGGTAACGCAACGGATTTTGGCGATTTAACTGTTAATCGCTATGGCACTGCGGCTTTAAGTTCTCCAACGAGAGGCGTTTTTGCTGGAGGCAATGCCGATGCTACCGGTGCAGATGTAAATGTTATTGATTACATACTAATTGCGTCTACTGGGAATGCTGTTGATTTTGGCGATTTGATTAGCGCAACCAGAGAAGCGGCGGGTTGTTCGTCTAATACTCGCGGATTGATTGGTGGCGGTACCGGTCCAACCAATGTAATCCAGTACATCACAATTGCCACAACAGGTAACGCAATAGACTTTGGCGACCTTACTGTTGCAAGAATTAGCCTTGGCGCTTGTTCTTCAACTACGCGGGGCGTATTTGGCGGCGGCTCAACTGGCCCGTCTAACGTCATTGATTACGTCACGATTGCCTCTACCGGAAACGCCACCGATTTTGGTGATCTTACCGTGGCGCGTGAAGGTCTTGCCGCCTGCTCCAACGCCAGCGGTGGCGTGACGGCTTTTGCCAACCCAACTGCAAGTCAGATTGGCGTATTTGCGGGTGGATTTGGCGCTACAGCGCAATCACTAATTGATTACGTTGATATCGCAACGACTGGAAACTCCACTTATTTTGGCGATTTAACCAGTCAGCGTTATCGTTTGGCGGGGTGCGGGTCGTCAACACGCGGCGTATTTGGCGGTGGATTGATTTCAGGCGGCACATCGCAAAACGTCATTGATTACATTACTTTTGCTACGATTGCCGTATCCACGGATTTTGGTGATTTAACGCAAGTCCAATACAACTTGGCTTCGTGTTCGTCAGACACCCGTGGATTGTTCGCAACTGGCCTTGGCCCCGGCGATGCGCTAACAAATGTTATTTCATATATCACTATTGCTACGGCGGGAAATGCGACAGACTTTGGTGATGTTACGGTTTCTCGTCAAGCCTCTGCTGGATGTTCGTCTACAACAAGAGGCGTGTTTGGCGGTGGTATTCAAAGCGGCACTGTTTGGTCAAACATCATTGATTACGTCACTATCGCGTCTGTTGGAAACGCAACTGACTTTGGCGATTTAACTGTTGGAGTCGGCTATGTGTATTCGTGTTCTTCCAGCACTCGCGGTGTATTTGCTGGTGGATACGATGGCGCAGCAAACGTAAACGTGATTGGATATATCACTATTGCTTCAGCAGGAAATGCCACCGATTTTGGCGATTTGTTAGGTGCGTATAGATGGGGCGCAGGCTGCTCATCTGGCACTCGCGGTTTGTTTGGCGGCGGCATAGATGCTGGTGGTTCTGACATCAACACCATTGAATACATTACGATTGCATCCACCGGCAATGCGACTGACTTTGGCGATTTGCTTGTTAAAAGGTCGCAATTAGCCGCTGCTTCTAACTGTCACGGAGGTATCTAATGGATTTGGTTGCTCAAACCCCTTACACGAACTTGCCGGTTGCTAAACCGGAATACAACTTGATGTTGAAGAACATTGAGTCGCGGATGCCAGCAGTCGTGAAGGACTCTAGCAACTTCCACAAGTCGCATTCGCAGTTCATGCAGGTGACGTTGGACGTAACGGCCATCACGCCGATCCGTTCCATCAAGCACACGCTGGCCGAGATTGAGCGCACCAAGATGGCGCTGCAAGAGGCGTACATTAACCTCCGCAAAAAGCAGGTGGAACTGCGCCGCAAAGAGGCACAGCTGCCGAACGTCACGGACGAATTTGACCGTGAAATGCTTGAGATTGAGATTATGGAAATTAACACGCATACCGAGAACGCGCAGAACGCCGTTCACGGTGCCGTGCGTAAGATGAACTTCTTGGTCAACCAGCACCGGCAGTTGTTGGAAAAGGTCGGCAAGAACGAAATCACCGAAGAAGATTACGAGAAGGAAGAAGCCCGCTATCACATTATGACTTGCATGAAGCAGGCGCTAAACGCGGCTCGTAGCCGTGGCGGTGTGATTGACGAAGGCAACCTAATCTATCTTTTTGACCTTGGCATCAACGCGACCCAAGCGCAGGCTGAAGTCGTGGCGTACCTCAAGATGGAAGCCGAACTGATTGAAAGCGGCAAGGCTCCGACCCATGAGATGACGCTGCGCTGGTTGGAAGCCTGTGCCGACAAGTGGCAGGACGATCCCGTTAAGTTTGCCGCCCGTCGCGGGTTCTCGGTATTTGACCGATCCTCGCTGACCAACCTGCCCCCTGCGGCTCCGGTGACCGAGGCAGCCTAATGCACCTTGTCGTCGGAACACCGTGCTATGGCGGGATGATGTGTACCGAGTACACAGAGTCCCTGCTGGGCTTGAAAGAAGCCTGCCTCCAGTACGGCATCAAGCTGACGACGATTTTCCTTGGCAACGAGTCGCTGATCCAGCGCGGTCGCAACACCATCGCGCACCTGTTTTTGGAAACAGACGGCGACTATCTGATGTTTATTGACGCAGACCAGAAGTTTGTCCCGAACGACATTGCCAAGATGATCAAGGCCGATAAGGGCATTATTGGCGGTGCGGTGCCGATGAAGGGCATCAACTGGGATCGGGTGCGAGAAGGCGCTAAAGACGGCCACGCTCGCCTAGACTTGCTGACTGGCATCTTCAACGTCAACAAGCTGCCGGGGCATGAAATGGTCAGCCCAAACGTGCCGTTTCAAGTCAGGCACGTTGGCACCGGATTCATGCTGATTGCTCGCCATGTGTTTGACCGTCTCAAGCCCCATGTGGGCTGGTACGAGAAGGACGGTCAGAAGCACTATGACTTTTTCAAAGTGCAGAACGTCAATCACGAACTGCTGTCAGAGGACTATAACTTTTGCCATCTGTACCGCGAACAGGGCGGCACGGTATGGGTAGCGCCGTGGTGCCAGTTGGGGCATTTCGGGGCGCATTGCTTTAACGGACAATACGCGGAGTCGCACCATGCACGATTGCATCAAATACCGGCTTAACCCGAACGGCACCGTGCCGTCGTTTCTGTGCCTGCACCCCGAGGGCGTAGGTGGCGCTTTTGGCGTTGCTTCGCCCGGTACTACGCGACACGATGACACGGTATTTGTGGGCCTTCTTGAACCCGGCATGACGGGTAACTTTGAGGTTGTTCCGACCCAGCAGGCGTTGCAGGACTACCTTGCAGCGGTCGGTGCTGACTGGACGGTGCAAGATGACCCGTCTGACCCGAATTCCGTTAAACCCTTTGACCCGGTAGCGGCGGCACAATGGGTATGGGATCGCAAAACCGCTCTTGACGCAGCAGAGGGATGACAATGACGACTGTTCAAGAGTTGGAAGTTACCGTGACGAGCCACATTGACGTTTGCACGGTGCGCTACGAGGCGATCCATGCGCGTCTGAAGCGCCTTGAGAGCCTGCTGATTAAGATTGGCGGCGCGATTATTCTGGTGCTGCTCGGTGCGCTTGGCAGCATGGCCGTCATGCTGTTGGATGCCGTCAAGTGAGCGAGGACATTGAACTGCTGAAGGTGCAGATCAAGGCCGAGTTACAGCGCCTTGAAGCCCAAAGCAGCGCCAAAGATGTAGCGGGTAAGGCTATCGGCAAGGATGGCCTTAAATACATTACCGCCATCGTGGTCATTGGCGTTCTCTCTAGCCTTGCGTTGGATAGCGACAAGATCGCCGCTGTGATGGGGTTGCTTGGTGCCTCGCTGACCGCCCTTATTTCTATGCTGGCGTCTATTGCTGGCACCGTGGAGAAGGAAGAAAAGCCAGAGTTTGAGGTGATCAAGGAACTGATCGCCAAACTAGACCGGCTTGACCGCAAAGAGCAGCCGATGCGCGTGGACGTAGAGGGCGACCACGTAACTGTTACCAAAGGTGATGATGTAGTGAGGGCTTCCAAATGATGACGATGGTCAGCACCTTTTTGTCGTTCTTGGCAGGCGGTTTGCCCAAAATTCTGCAAATCTTCCAAGATCGGCAGGACAAAAAGCATGAGCTTGCGTTGGTCGCCGCACAGAAGGAACGCGAACTAGCCCTCGCTGAACGCGGCTTTATCGCGCAGGCACGGGTTGAGGAAATCAAGCTGGAGCAAATCCAGACGCAGACCGCTGCCGAGGAGCGTCAGGCGCTTTATAGCCACGACGTTGAGATTGGTAAAGGCGCAAGCCAATGGATGATTAACCTACGCGCCTCGGTGCGCCCGGTGGTCACCTACATCTTTGTGTTGGAGCTAGTTGCGCTAAACATCGCAGGCGTCTGGTACGCCTACACCACCGGCATCCCGTTTGCCGTGGCGATGGAGAACGTATTTAGCGACGATGAAATGCTAATTCTTTCCAGCATCATCGCGTTCTGGTTTGGTACGCAGGCCTTTGGCAAAAAGTGAAGGTATCAGACGCGGCTATCCGCATGATCAAACACCATGAGGGCGTGAGGCTACGCCCTTATCGGTGTCCTGCGCTGCTGTGGACGGTTGGCGTCGGCCACGTCATTGACCCGTCCCATGCAACAGTAAAGTTTGATGAAAGGCGCAATCTACCGATACCGGCAGGCTGGGATCGCACTCTCACAATGGGAGAAGTTGACGCTCTGCTTGCTGAAGACCTTGGCCGGTTTGAGCGCGGCGTGGCCCGACTTTGCCCTGCTGCTCTTAATCATCAAGGGCAATTTGACGCCCTAGTTTCGTTCTCCTTCAACGTCGGGTTTGGGCGCCTCCAGCGCAGCAGCATACGGATGCGCTACAACCGAGGCGATATAGAAGGCGCTGCTGACGCCTTCCTGATGTGGACAAAGGCGGCAGGGCGCGTGTTGCCGGGGCTGGTTAAGCGCCGCAACGACGAACGGGCGTTATTTCTGACTTAAGATCGTCCACTCGCGCAGGAGCCAATCAGCCTCCTCGCCTAACCCCGCCTTACGCATCCGGTCTAGTATCTCCAGAAACGTTGGTGGGCGGCGCTGCCCATAACCCCACGGGGCTGCCTTTAGTTCTTGCTCCAGCGCGTCATCCTCGTCGTTCACCAGTAATCCCTCCCGCCCCTAGACGCCCTCCACTCGGGATTAGGGACGCTTGCCCACTCACGATGCAGCACGGCGCTACGTTGCTGCCAGAACCGCCGTAAAGCCCTTATAAACTGCTTCACGGTAGTGCCTCCACGCTGTAGTTATCAGAGGGGGAGCGCCAATCCCTCGGCACTTCCCCTCTGATCCAACTCGGGTCAACCCACAACAGCCTATTGTTGGGGTACGCAATCCATTGCCCGCCGTCTAACGCGATGATGTGATGGTCTTTGGACTGATCCGGCACCTCACTCCAGCCACCATCACACCAAAATACGGTCATCAAGTATGTTCCGGGGCGCTGCACGCCGTCACGCCCGATAGCCTTGACGCGGTGGTTACGCAGAAACGCCACCTCTTTGACCTGACAGTTGCGGCTAAACGCATCCCACCAAACGGTCAGCGGGAGTGCCATTTCTGGGCAGGGCTTGCTGCACAGCGCGTGGATCGGAATACGCGCCCATTGTGCGCCGTTCTCAAGCATGATTTGGAACATGGGGACGCGCATGGGTTCACTACGGAATCCAAAGACCGTGCATAGGGTGAAGTCTCCCTTGCCCTTCTCATGGTCGTGCAGGAACTCGTTACGCACGTAGGCAGTAATGTACGGCGTGTCTGCCCAGAAATTCATGCCTCACCCCTCGCCCGAATCGCGATGGCGCAATAGTAAAAAGCCGTTGCCTGACCATTACTCCATTCGTCATTACCTTCTGCCCATTTGTCTCCGTGTTCCTCACACACCTTCGCACACGCCTCTCGCTCCAACTCAATAGCCTTATCAATGGCTATCTCCGCTGCTGACATTGCGGCCTGCGTAAGTTTTTCTCGCTCGGCGGCGGCAACAAAGGCGGCGAAGCGTTTAAGTTCTTCTATCGTGAATTGAAGTACTTGTCCCGGCGTTGTGCAGTTTGCTTCTCGCGCCATGCGGATAATGTCGTCGCGGGTCATACCAAACCCTCCTTTTCTAGTTGTGTAATGGTGCGAGCCATGCCGTCGTAGTGCGCTAGGCGTAACTCATCGCGTGATAGCCCGCTTTTGTGCGTCCTGCCGTCCACCTCATCGTGGCAGGCACTACACGCCCACGCACCGAGCAGATCGGGCGACTTCAGACCCATGCCTGATACCCCTGCAACGCGAATATGCGCCAGCACCACCGTCTCGCTGTTGAAGTTACAAACGCCCGGTATACGCACCGTGCAGCCACGCCCTTTGGCTTCTTTACGCAGGCTCATAAGGCTCCGGTATCGCAATGCCGAACTCGGCACATTTGGTGTCTATAAACGTCAGGTAATCGCTAAATTCTTGTTTGTTTAGCGCCGAGGATCGTTTGAGCGGTCGCATACGCTTGCGCCCAAAACCCTCCAGCACCTCCCAACCAAAACACTCGCCTAACAGCCACTCATGCACATCGTCTCGCGTAAAACCGCCTAGCGCCTCGCCACCGCCTTCCATGATGGCCGGATACACCACGCCCCACAGATAAGCGTTTTGCTGGTTCGTGCGCGGTTTCTTCCACAGCTCTACGGTCACCGCTAACGGCTTGTTAGGCAGCCCGCTGACTATCCGCAGCACCGCATTGGCTATCTGCTCTGGCGGCGTGTTGGCGGGGAAAATGCGTTTCATGTGTACGCCTTCCACTCCTCGGCGTATTCCACATCTTGGTAGCCGGGGAACCACGGCCCGCCACGGGTCATGTGGACACACACCGGGTCGGGTTCGTCAGCCTTGGTGTGCCAGCCCTCAAGGTAATTGAAGGTAACCGGCAGCTCGCCAATATCATCGTCATGGCACCACTTGAACTGGTGAAGATACATCCCTGATGCGTTGTTGACCACTTCTGGCGAAAGGACAGAAGTTGCCTCATGCTCGCAGTTAATGAACATGAAGCTGCTCCAGTTTTTCCTAGCGTAACGATGTTGCGCTTTGCCATCCATTTTGACGGTTTCGGCAGGCTTATAGTCGTGGTGTACCGTAAACACCGCTTTGCTTTTATCAACATAGCGCCATATCTGCGTCAGGTCATGCCGTACCAAGAAATCGCAGTCCAGAAACACCGCCCAACCCTTGTAATCACAAAGGTACGGGACGAGAAAGCGCGTAAAACTAAACTGCGTTGATGACAACGGATCGTCAGGACGCCAGTACAGCCCGACCGCCCGCATATACGCTTGGTCAATCGGCTGGATATATACGGGGTTACGCGCATGGCGTTCAATGCTGCGCCGCGCTACCCGATACGCAATATCCTCACGGCTGTCGTAGCCGATGAAGATGGGGAGTTCAATCATAATCGTTCCTCAAAGTCTATGTACCGCCACGC